GGTCTGCCCTGGTACGCATGGTGCTTGGCAAGGCTGACCGCTACGTCGGCGACAAGCAGTGCATGCTGCACGACTGCTACCTCATCCCCGACTGGCAGTGGCGCATCGGCACGGCCATCGCCAACGGCGAACTGCCCGACGACCCGAAGTGGGCGGACGTGGAGTTCAGCGTGCCGGCCACCCCGAGCATCGACAACGGCCGCGACGCCCGCAACGATCGCGACGACCTGCGTGCCGGCCTGGCTTCCTTCACCGAGATTTACGCCAAGCGCGGCAAGAAGTTTGAAAAGGTGATTGAGCAGAAGGCCCAGAACATGCGCCTCATCCACGACATGGCCGAGAAGTACGGACTGCCGGTGGACGAGATTGCGATGCTGGCGGCCGGCTCCTTCCTGAACGTGGACCCGAAGGCGCAGCACAACTCCACCGAGTTTGCCGAGGACGAAGGCGAAGAGGAGAAGCCCGAAGAGCAGGGCACCCCTGAAGTCCCCGACGACGAGACCAACGACCTTTCCTGATTATGCGCCTCATCTTCTCCCACGGCCTCAAGGGCCTCGAGCCTCTTCTGATCGACCCGACCAAGGCCGCCGACTACGCCGCCCGCCTGGACAAGTACGGCTTTAGTGACGTGCTGTCTAAGCTCTTGGGCGCCCGCCCAGAGGCTTACGTCACCCCCGACGGCAAGGGTGTCATCCCTATCGACGGCCCGATTGGTCGCGGCATCTCGCCCCTAGAGGGCATGCTTGGCGCCTCTGACGTGCTGGCCATCTCCAAGGCCATCGACGCGATGGAGGCCGACCCGGCCGTCAAGAAGGTTGCCTTCCGCGTGAACTCCCCGGGCGGCACTGTCGCCGGCGTGCCTGAGCTGGCCGCCAAGATCCGCCGCATGAAGAAGCCCACGATGGCCTACGGCGAAGAAGCGAACTCGGCCGCCCTGTGGCTGGCCGCCGCCGCCGATAAGTTCACCGCCATGCCCTCGGGCTCCATCGGTTCCGTGGGCGTGTACATGGTTGTGCCCGATTACTCCAAGGCTTACGCCGACGCTGGCGTGCGGATGGTGGTCATCAAGTCCAGCCAGTCCCCGCTCAAGGGCGCCGGCATCGAGGGCACGTCCCTCACCGAGGCCCAAGTGGCCGACCTCCAGCGCCAGGTTGACGGCATCGCCCAGGACTTCCAAGAGTCCGTCAAGGCCACCCGCGTCAACGTCTCGCAGGACGCCTTCACCGGCGGCACCTTCTCGGGCCGCGAGGCCGTGCGCCTTGGGCTCGTCACCGGGCTGGCCGACTCCTTCGAGGAAGCCCTCGCCGCCTTCTGACCTTTGACCGCTTCTCCAAGTTTAAGAACACATGAGCAAACTGACTCCCGAGGCTGAACTCTCCGAGCTGCGCACTGTCGCTCTCGCCCTCACGACTGAGCGCGACGACCTCCGTGCCACTGTCGAGAAGCTGACTGTTGGCGCCGCTGACGAACTGACCGCCGCCCAGGCTGCCGTCGTCGCCAAGGATGCCCGCATCGGCGAACTGACCGCCGAAGTCTCCGCCCTGGCTGAGAAGGTCGCGGCCCTGGAACTGACGCACGTCTCCGCCGCCAAGCAGGCCGCCGAGATCGTCGCCTCCACTGGCACGACCCCCGTGGCCGCCGAACAGGCGCAGGCCCCGGCCGTCACTGTCGAGCAGCTCCGCGAGCAATACGCCGCGATGAAGCCCGGCTCCGAGCGCGTGGCCTTCCTGCAGAAGCACAAGGCCGCCATCCTCTTCGGCCGCCTTAAGTAAACTTTCCCCCTAATTCATCCCTAAAATACTAATACACTACCATGGCTAACTCTGGTTTCGACATCGCCCCGGCCGCACTCGCTGACATCATCGTCGCCGACCTGCGCCCGAAGCTCCCCGTCCTCGACATGTTCACGACCCTCGCGCAGAGCACCGAGGATCGCGGCATCACCATCGACGTGCCCTTCGTGGCCGGCGACGACGCTATCACCTTCGACAAGGCTTCCGGCGGCTACCACCAGACCGGAAACGCTGCTATCACTAAGGCCAGCGTAAACCTCGTCCACTACCACGCCACCCGCAGCTTCGACGCTTCCGAGCTCGCCGCCTGGGGTGCCGAGGGTGTCATCAACGCCTTCCGCGAAGAAGCGGTTGCCAAGATCGTCAAGAAGGCCAACGCGGCCGTCAACGCTCTCGTGACCAACGCGAACTACGCGTCCAACATCGTCATCGCTGCCGTCGACTTCGACTACAACGACGTGGTCGACCTCGACACCGCCCTCGACGACCTGCTCGCCCCTGAGCAGCGCGGCCTCGTGCTGAACTCCTCCTACATCGGCGCGCTCCGCAAGGACGCCAAGCTGACCTCGGCCTTCAACACCCAGGGCAACAACAGCGTCGTCCGCACCGGCATCGTCGGCCAGATCGGCACCCTGCAGGTCATGCAGTTCGCCGGCCTCTCGGCTAACGCTGAGAACCTCGTCGGCTTCGCGGCCGCCAAGGACGCCATCTGCATCGGCACCGGCTCTGTCTGGTCCATCTCGCCGAACTCCGGCACGGCCACCTCTGGCGGCCTGTCCGTCATGGTCGAGTCCGAGTACACGGGCGGCATCCTCTACCTCACCGCTGCCATCCGCTTCGGTGTCGCCAAGGGCCGCGCGAACCTCAAGCGCATCAAGAGCGCCTAAGCCTAACCGGCTTAGTGAAAGACTGGGGCCTCCTAACGGGGGCCCCTTTTTTTTGACCTCATCCCAAGGTTAAGACAATGAGCCTCTATGCCGACGGCACCTTCCTCGACGACGCGCAGCTGATGCTGGCCGACTTCGGGATCACGTTCACCGACTCCGCCAGCAACACGTTCCTTGCCATGGTCACGGACCCCTCGGTCACGCAGGCCCTGCAGGCTGGGGGCTTCCTGGAGCAGACCTCTTTCACGGCCAAGGTGGCCGCCGCGACCTCCGCGTGGACCGCATCGGACGGCCGCGTAGGTGGCTCTGTGGCGGCTTTGAGCGGGGGGGTGGCGGTGTCTACCCTCGCCATCGGTAAAACCGCCTCTGTGGCCAACGTAGGGGTGCGTATCGTGGCAGTCAGCCACAAGCCCGGGTCGGCATGGGTCATCCTGCAGCTGACCACTGACACCCAGTAAATGGGCTCGCCCCATTATAACATCAAATTAAAAGGGGTTGAGGCTTACACCCAAGCGCTCAACGAGTACCGCCTATTTTCGGGCAAATGCATGCGGGACGTCCTGATTGAGGAGGCCGCCCTGACCTGCCGCGAACTCATGGTCTTCACCCCGCCCCTGGTCAAAGGGGGTGGCAAAGGTTTGACCAAGACCGCCGAGGTGGCCGGCAAGACGGCAGCGGAGATGGATGTGAGGAGCATCTTTAATTCAAACCGCAACCCCGAGGGTCGCAGCGCTTTCTCCCTGATGGGCATGGCAGTGGTGGCCGGCGATCGGTCCCTGTTCGAGAAGGCCCGCAAGGACGGCGTGATGGTCAAGAAGGCTCGCGGCATCTTCCGGGGGGTGCTCGACGACGAAGACCCTGAACGTGCCTACCGCCAGTTCGCAAACCGCTTCCGCGCCGCCTTTGAGGCCAAGGCCGGACAGACTGTGGTAAAAGAGCTCAAGTCCACGCACGACGCGATGAAGGCCAAGTACGCTGGCCGCATCCGCAGGAACAACGGCCCAGGCGTTTCCAAGGAGCTGCGACAGATGGCCGACGAAGCGGCTATGGTTGCCTACATCAAACAGCAGCAGAAGAACGTGGGCAAACTCAAGGCCGGCTGGCTGGACGTTATCATGTCCTTGCCCAAGCCTGTGACGCCGGGCATCCAGAAGACCTACGGCATCAAGGGCGTCCCCGCGTGGGTCACGAAGAACCGAGCCGGCAACGGGTACACCTCTTTCAGCGGCCAGCCTTCCAGCGCTAACTTTGGCCTTACCATCGGCAACAGCATCGGCGACAATGACGGGGTGTCCACTGATGCCCGCACGCTCGAGAAGGTCATGGCCATCCGCACGGGCAAACTATTTAAGCGCGCCGACGCGCTGATGCAGTACGGCATCGACAAGTTTAATCGCTAAAAACTATGGGCACTAAAAGCATCCGACATATCTGCGAGGCCGTCGTGGTCTCCTACCTCCAGGGGAAGGCCGAACTGGCCGGCCTGCAGATCAACCCCGGCGACACCGCCACGCTGAAGGACCTGCCCACTGTGGCCGTCATCTGCGACAACGCAGCCCCGCCCGGCGAACTGCCCGAGGGGCTTGGCAATTTCGACTGCTCCGTCGAGGTTTGCGTCTACTCCTCGGCCGACGCGCCGGCCACCCTGGAACAGCACCGGGCCCGCTGCGCCCTGATCGAAGGCTTCCTCGGGTGGGAGAGCGTGGCCGACCTGCAGGCCGCCTTTAGCGCGAGCGGTGACGCCACCCTCTACGACGTTACCCCAGAGCCAGTGCAGGACGAGCGACAGTCCCGCATGTTCGGGAGTCGTATCCCCTACAACTTCCGGGTGGTCCTCCCGGCTTGACCGCCTTCCCAAGGTTAAGAACTACCCATGGCATCTATCCTCAAAGGCGTTACCTGCTTGTACGGCGTCGGTGGCGTTGTCACCAACCTGGTCGTCCAGTCCTACACCCTGTCCAAGGCTTTCGAGCTAAACGACCTTGTGCAGGATGAGAGCGGCCTGACGATCACGGCCCGCTACGACGGCGTGACCCGCGAGCTCTCCGTGGACGGCATCGCCAAGACGGCCGACATGCCGGAGATTGGTGCGGCCATTACCTTCACTGTGAAGACTGACGTCGGCCTCTCTAACTCCTTCACCGGGGTCATCGAGTCCGTCGAAGAAAAGGGCACCAACAAGGGCTTCGTCTCGGTGTCCATCAAGGCCAAGCAGTGGGAGTCCATTGCGAGCTACCTCTAAGGCTTGGATAGGCGCTTCATTCAGGCGTTCACAGAGCCGGCCCGGGTGCGTATCCTGGGCCGCCTCGTTTACCCTTTTTGCCTTAAGCACCGGCTCCAGCTGCTGGCCCTCGACTCGCCTTTCCTACGCGACCT